TTTTTCTACTACTAATAAAGGAATCAAAATAGTTTATAGTAATGGTACAGATATTATAGATGTTACTGCAAATTTAGGAGCTATCGCAACTGGTGAAATTACAGCTACAGGGAACATACTACCTGGTGCAAATGACACGTACGATTTAGGGGCTTTAGGAAATGTGTGGCAAAACATTTATACAGGAGACTTGCATTTAAATAATGAGCATAAAACCGAGGGTAATGTAGTTGACGGAACAAAAGGGAGCTGGACTTTACAGGAAGGTTCGGACGATATATACTTAATCAATAATAAATCTAATGAAAAATTTAGATTAAAACTAGAAAAAATTTAGGAGAAATTTATGGGTATTATTTCAGACGGAAATACAATTATAGATAACGGTGCTATTGATGCAAATGAAGTTGATACTACTCAGATAGCGAATGACGCTGTAACTGCAGATAAACTTGCTAACACTACAGTTTCTGCTGCAGAATATACTTCAGCAACAATCACTGTTGATGCACAAGGAAGAATTACTGCTGCTTCATCTGGCTCTGCTGGTGCTGGAGGTTTTATAAACAAAATAGCTGCTAATGGTCCTTCTTCTGGAACCGTTACTTCTAATGGTTCAAAATACCTTGCTTACGCTTTAGCTGGATCCGGGGGTGGAGCTGGAGGTTCAGCTGAAAGAACTGGAGGTCAAGGAGGAACTGGTGGAATGGGAGCTTTTAGTGGAAACCTTACTGCACCTTTTTCTGCTCCATACTCTATTGGTGGTGGTGGAAGCGGTGGAAGCTACAATCCCAACCAAGGTAACGGCAATGCAGGAAACCCAGGTGGAGCAACAACTGTAACGAACTTGTTTACAGCTAATGCGGGTAATGGAGCACCAGGAACACCTAGAGACGCTTCTCCAAGTGGAAGCCCAGGGTCTGCACCAGGTGCTTTTTATTCTGGAGGAACTGCTAATAATAATATTTATGTATCCTCAAATAGAGTAGGAGGACAAGGTAATGGACCAGGTCCTTCTGGTACTGGTAATAGTGGTGGAAGTGGTCAACTATTCTTTTTTGATAATACGGGAGCTTAATAATGGCAAAATGGGCTATATTTAATGGGCAAGGTCGAGTTTTTAAACTAGCATCAAACGATTCTATAAAAGATTCTTTTATAGAAAAAGCAGGTGAGGGTTCTGTTGCTAAAGAAATTAATGATTCTCAATGGAATGACATAGCTAGTAACACAAAAATAGTTAGTCTTGTAAATAATTCAGTTCAAATTGAAGAACCAAGTATGACAAGGCCTACAGGTTTTACTGCTGAACAAGTAGCAGCAATTTCTAAAACTAATTTTGAATATATAATAAAAGATCAAAAAACAATCATACAAGAGTATTTAGATTTAAATCCAGGAGATAGTGAATGGATAAATTACTTAAATAATTTAAATTCAATAGATGTTTCAACAGTGACTTTTCCTATTGACTCTTTTCAACAATGGTTTAATAGTCAGAGTGGTTTCTCTACAAAAAATATATTAGAGCTACCATAATGACTAATGAAAAATATTGAATTTTCAATTCACCCAGATTTAAAAGGGATCAAAGAAATTGAACCCATACCTTCAAAAATTAATATACCAGAGTGGTATAAAAAAATACCTTTAAATTCTAGTAACAATTTAAGAGATAGAACAATTAAAGCTTGTATACCTGTTTTAGATGCAATTACTGCAGGCTATCTACTAAGACTACCTCAAGATATGGTAATACAACAAAAATTAGAAAAAGATGAAAAAGGTAATGACAAGACATGTTTAAGTTTTGGTTTAGAAGGAAATCAATATATTTATGCACGTGGACTTAATTTAAATGGTCATGCAGAAGCTCACCACGTAGAACAAGTAGGAGGTTTTAATAGTTTTTATTCAAATAAAACACAAAACCAAGGTGTGCCTAAAATATTAAACCCATGGTTTATAAAAACTCCTCCTGGATATTCTTGTTTATTTATACCTCCTATGCATAGAGAAACTAATGACATAATTCAAATATTACCAGGAATTGTGGATACGGATCTTTTTCCTCAACAAGTTAACTTTCCTTTTCATTTTAATGGTGATAAAAATCAAAACTTAAATATAATTTTAAAAATGGGTACGCCTTATGTTCAAGTAATTCCTTTTAAAAGAGAGAATTGGAAAATGAAAATAAATTATAAATTTCATAATGCAAATACTCTTTTAACAAAATGGGCATTAAAAGTAGCAGAAATTTACAAAACTTTAATTTGGAATAAAAAATCATGGAAGTAAGAAATAGATTAGAAAACTATGTAGGAATTTTTGATAATACATTTTCAGAACGTGTTTTAGATACTTTTTTAAAAGTAATAAAAGACCATAAAAATTTTAAATCAGCTTCTATTATTGATTTTAATGGTAACAAAGTAGAAACAAAAACAAGGAATGCTAAAGTTTGGACTTTAGCTAGTAATTTAAATAGTATGACAGAAGTTCATTGGGCTAATTTTATGCATCATAAAATTTGGACTTATGCAAATAAATATTGTTCTAGAATACAAAAAAATATGGATCTTATTGTAAAAGAAATTAATGTTTTAAAATACGAAGTAGGTGGGCATTATGTTGCACATGTAGATCATCATAGAGAAGAACCAAGAACTTTAAGTTTTATATTTTTTTTAAATGATGATTATGAAGGGGGTAATGTTAATTTATTTTTACCCAATGAACAAAATAAAATGGTTATTAAAAAGAAAGCAGGTCGTTTAATAATTTTTCCAAGTAATTTTTTATACCTACATGCAGTTGAGCCTGTTACAAGTGGTGTAAGATATACGGTAGTATCATGGATGCTTTAGATAAAAACATTAAATATAAATTTGTTGATAAATTTCTTACACAAGAAGAAGTTAATTTATTAAGAGAATATACCATAATAAGACATATTCAAAACAAAGATAGGTTTTCAAATTGGATTAATACTTCTGATACTCATGATTATGCAGATCCTTTAACGGAATCATTATTAATAAGTAAAACAGGAAAAGTAGAAGAAATTACAAATAAAAAACTTTTTCCAACTTATTCTTTTTGGAGACTTTATACAAATAAAGCAGATTTAGAAAAACATAAAGATCGTCCTTCTTGTGAAATAAGTGTTACAATAAATTTAGGAGGAGATAAACCATGGCCTATTTATATGGGTGAAAATCCTATTACTTTACAACCAGGGCAAGCAGTTGTATATTTTGGTCGTGAAATAGAGCACTATAGAAAAGAATTTGATGGAGATTATAGTTCACAAGTATTTCTACATTACGTAGATCAAAATGGTCCTTATAAAGAATACCATTTAGATAAAAGACAAGGTCATTGGGTCTACAAAAGACCTTTTGATACTAATGAGAGTTAAAAGAAACATATGCAATTTGAACATGAAAAAAATGGATTAAAAATTAAATATTCTTGGAAAGAAAGAATTAAAATTTTATTTAAAGGTTTTGTACAATTTAATCATCAAGGTACTTATGATTACTATAATCATTGGATGTATTTTATAATTGATGCACATAAAAAATATGGAGATGGAACTAAATACCCTTTAACAGATCCAGATAAACCTATAAAAACAGAATAGCTAGGTAACTTTAACTACTAATATAAATAAGGTATAATACCGTATGCCTTTAACAAATGTACAAATAAGACCAGGATTTAACAAACAAGTCACAGAAACAGGAGCCGAAGGGCAGTGGACAGATGGTGACTTTGTCCGATTTCGATATGGTTTACCAGAAAAAATTGGTGGGTGGGAACAGATAACTGGTTCTACTTTAGTCGGAGCCGTTAGAGAGCAAATGGTTTGGGCAGATTTAGATGGCAGAAAGTACGCAGCTCTAGGTACTAACAAAGGATTATTTATTTATTACGAAGGTGCGTTTTACGATATCACTCCTCTTGATACAGCACTTACAAGTGCAACATTCGATACTACAGATACATCAGCAACGGTCACCGTAAACTATACATCTCATGGTTTGAGTGCAGGAGATTTATTTACTTTTACAAATGTAACACCACCTTCAGGTGCAGGGTATGTGGCTGCTGATTTTG